CAGCTTCCGGTTTAAAACCACGTTGAATAAAAGCCGTAATTGGTAAGCGATAAAATATTGCGCCGTTTTCCATGATAGCATGCCATAAAATAGCCCTACCACCCATGCATGTGATCCCAAAGATAATACAGTCCTCAACTTCTCCGTGATGTTTTTTACAATCATATAAATACTCTCTCCTTATTTGTGCGTAAGTTGCGGGTATGTTTGCATTTAGGTAAGCCATAATAATTATCCACTTATTTCTCCCCAACTATTTCCATGTTCATAATCAACTTTATTAGGGATTTTTAGTTTAACAGCATTTTCCATAATCTCAATAATTTTTTTAGCTTGATTCTCTGATTCTACAGAAATATCCAATTCATCATGTATTTGTATGTGTGGTACAATGCCTTCTTTGTATAAATCTAGCATAGCTTTTTTTGTCATGTCTGCTGCTGATCCTTGTATTAATTTATTCAATGCTTTGTAAGTATATGCTCTTCTAACTTTTGGTTTAATACTATCTTTAATTTGATCTAATGTAATCTCATTCATTTCAAGTTTATACTTGTTTCTTTCTTTTTCAGTTTCTAATTGTTTAGTTATAGATTTTTCTATTGCTTCCGCTTTAGTCATTGGAGGACTAAGAACCCCAGGAGTATATTCATTTAATTCCCATTTATCAAATCTACATCTTCTTTTTAAAAGAGTAGTAATATATCCAGACATTGCTGAATCTTTAGAAGTGTTATTCATTAAATTTTTAACAAAAGGCACGTGGTCGTGATATTTATTAAATAATGTTTCAGCTTCATCTTTAGTTACACCTAATTCAGCCTGTAATTTTGCTTTACCCATACCATAAAATAATCCAAGATTAATAGTTTTAGCTTGCGTCCTAGAAATATCTGCCATGTCTGCTACAGTTTGGTGAAAATCAAATGGTTTTCCTGCATCCTCATCAAAATTATGAAACGCATCAACAATGTTTTTCACTTCTTTTGAATTACGAAGACCTTGACTTGAGGCCGCATAGTGTACAACTAATCTTGGTTCTTGTTGTGAGTAATCAAAACAACCCCACGTATGATTTTCTTCTGGAATAAATAAGGATCTAATCATAGGTCCTAGCTGCTTGTTTCTCGCTGGAATTTGCTGTAAATTAGGATTTGAGTATGAGAATCTACCTGTAACTGTGCCTCCACCCTCGCCTCGAATAGGGTTTATATCTGCATGTATTCTGCCTTTGTATTCATGTCTTATAATTGTATCAATAAATGTTGTATGTGACTTGTTTATCTCTCTAGCCTTTGCTATACATTGCACCATGGGATGTTCATGAGTAGAAAGAAAATTTTTAGTAAAAGAAGGTGCGTTTGATTTTAAAGTTCTTTCATAAGGTAACTTTAATTTATCAAAAACTTTGGCAATACTTCTTGCTGCCCATATCTGAGGTTCTATTCCTGTTTCTTTTTTTATTTTTAGGAGTAATATTTCTTCTTCTGATGCTAGCTTTTTCTTTATTGTATGAGCTTTTTGAACGTCCACTCGAACGCCTTTAACTTTCATATCTATAAGACATGGAAACAATTGAGTTTCTAAATTAAATACATTTGTAAGATCTTGTTTTTTTATTTCTTTAGATAACTCTTTAAATAATTTTAAAGTTAATTCAGCATCTTTTTCTGCATAAGAACCAACGTCCATATCGGGTAGTTTCCACATCTCAGCTTTAGGATCTACTCCAGCTTTATATGCAGCGTCTCTTAATGCTGTTTCATCTTTAACTTCACCTAAATATTCATAAGAAGCACTATTTAAAGAATAAGAAAATTTATTTTCATCAACCAATGCAGCCATAACCATTGTATCTATAATGTGTCCATTAAATTTAACTCCATATGCTCGTAACCAACAGACATCATACATAGCGTTGTGAAATATTTTAGGAACAGGCAATGCACAAACATCTTTAATCCAGCTCATAACACTAAGTTCGTCCCAATGATTTTGTTTTAAATGTCCAAAAGAATAATATCCAGACCATCCTTCTACAGCTACAGCTATTCCTACAATTTCACCCTCTCCAATTAATGCGCCAGAGCCTCGTGTTTTTAACGTTGGGTCTCTAGTCTCTAAATCAATTGCTATGTACTTGTGGTCTTTTAAATCTGGAAAAGAAGTAGGACTGTTCCATTCTGTTTGAGCTTTTGGCATTATAAAATCAATGCTCCTAATATAATGCCAGTTGCAAAACATATTTTACGAGAGTGGTCTATCCACAATATCTCTAATTTAAATCTTAATTCATTAATCATTTGTAATCCCTTTCAATTATCATTTCTATAAAGTGTATTGCTTTTTCTAAGTCTTGTTTCTTTCCTTTGTCTCTATGTCTTATGATGTACTTTATAGCACACCCTTCTGGGTAAAGCAATTCGTTCTCAATTACAAACTTGCTTGGTTGTATTTTATATTTTTGGTAATGGTTTCCACCTATTTGTTTATCATATGTTTTCATAATACTATCCATATCCATGCCGAAGTCATGATTGTTAAAAATAATAAATCCATTGCTGCTGGGCTCATATTATTTGTTCTCCTATTTTATAATAATGCGCTGTCAGTGGAGCTAAAATATATAATCTCTGCATTGCTCTTGTTACACCAACAAAAAATAATCTATGTGAAGTGTCCGGATCTTCTAATGCTTTTTGTGATAACATTTCTGATTGTTTTTCTGTACCATAATCCATGCATAGAATAATGTTTTCTCTTTCTCTACCTTTGGCACCATGTATCGTGGACAATTCTATTCTTGGATCTGTTGATAAATCATCTCCACTTTTTATAATACTTTTTATATATTTTTTAACATCGTCATCAAAATTAAGCTGTTGCCAATCACCCTCAATTAATAATCCATGATCCTTTTTTAAAATATCTAATGAAACTAGTTCATCACCTTTTAGTGTTTTACCACTAGCATAGCCATATTTTATATGTCCTTTATTGTAATTTAAATACTCCCATATTTTTTTAGCATCATCAATGTTTACTAGTTCACCTTGATTTAATTTAATCCAAGTTCTATATGCTTCTAATGTTTTTTGTGGCAAAATAGTATTTCCTTTACCAAAAATTCTTAATCCTTCTCTATAAAAATGTTCTGCAAATTCTTTTAACAATTTATTTGTTGTTGCTAAAACCATCCACTCTCCTTTACTAAAATTTATTTCTTCTAAAAAACAATTTTCTATAAACTCTCCTACTTGGTCCTTAGCATACCATTTTTTATCAACTCTTTTAGTTATGTGAGGTAGTATTTTTAATGCCTGTCTATGAACTGCTCTTGGTACCCTATAAGATTGTTCTTGATCGTCTCTTTCTCCTTCTAAATCTATAAAAATATTAGATTCCGCACCTTGAAATTTAAAAATTGTTTGATCGTCATCCCCCGCAATGTAGGATCGTTTACAGAGAGCTTCTATGTAAAAAAACATTCTCCATTGTGAAGGATTTAGATCTTGGGCTTCATCAAGAAAAATAGCATCGAGAGCAAGATGCTTTTCTTCATCAACAAATAGTTTAATCATATCAGAAAATTCATACATAGTTGTTTTTCCTTTGTAGTATTCAATATCTCGTTCTAATTGTTTAACAAAAAATATATCTACCGCACCCTCATGATATTTTAAATCGATACAAGCTTTTTCTAAAGTTATTAACTTAGCTCTAGAATAATTTATAACTTGCAAATTTCTATCTTGATTTATAGTGGCTCCATGTTCATTTATGTATGAGTCAAAATTTATGTCTGAGTAAACAGGATAAACGTTTTTAAACTGTTTCCATTTAATCCCTGTAAGAACTTGTTTTCTTGAAATAGCTAATTCTCTAGTACCCATTGCATGTAAGGTAGATATATATAAAAGTTCTACTCCAGGAAATACATCTTGAACTTTTTTTGATCCATCTAAAGCTGCAGCCTTAGTAAAAGTAACATAAGCTATTCTTTTTGGATCTGTGTGCAAGTTATTAATTTCTTTATTTAAATAATGATGTACTAGTCTATGTGTTTTACCTGTACCAGGAGGCCCCATTATTTTTTTTCTAATTACTGCCATGGTTCACTCTCCATTTCATATTTTTTTGTGCTTGGTTTATCTAGCATAAGGTGTTTCATTTCTAAAACCCTATGTGTTTTACCATCTATTTTTGGAGTAGATTCTTTTGCAAGAAATAAATCTTGCAACATTCTCATAGTTTTTTGTTTAGGGTAAGTTTTATCAGCCCAAGATTTAGTTCTTAATAAATATTTCCAAAAATTAGCAAACTTAAACATAGTAACACCATTTTTATCAGTGAAAGCTACACCTCTTAAAATGTCATCCTTATCTCTACCTGGAGTTCTATTAATATAATCAGCTAAAATTTCAGTTAATTGCACACTAATTTTAGAAGAGTCTGGTGCAGTTATTGTTTTACATACTGCCATTAATTTTATTAATCCTTTTCTCCACGCATGTTTAGGAATTGGCATTAAAGGTTTTCCAATTTGTTCCATACATGCTACAGAAAATTTTTCTGCATCATGAAGTGTTGCACCATCTACTTCAACAGTGGTCCCATCTAATGAAACAAACCAAATTGGAGGTTCTGATTCATATTTTCTTATTTCTGTAATTTCAGGTGTTGGACCATCGTCACCAATACCAAATTCTTTTAATGCACATTTTTTAGCATCACAAAAACTACATATAGGTTCATCTTTACATTTATATTGATAGTCTTTACTGGTTAACGATTTTTTTAAAACATTTATTTCATTAGCACCTAAAGGTGGTTGCATAAATTTTGAATCATATATGTGCATATGACCTTGCCACTCATCATTTTCTGGGTATCTTTTTTTAAGATAAACACCAACATTGTACATACAATTATTTCTTTGACCATTTGGTACACCATCACTTAATAATGTAACAAGACATGGAGACATACCTTTAAAAAAATCATTCTCTTCTGTTTTATTAGATATAGTAAAATTTGTTAATTCTTCTTCTGTCATAGCCATTTCATTATGATAATCAAAAAATTCTTCTAAAGACATTTTAATTCCCTTAGAATTAAAAGCATATCTAACAGAATTTTTAGAATCGTAATAAGGTAAGTTTAAAAAACTACCAGTATCTCCTCTTGCTACATTAATATAATCTTGTTTAGGATATATTTCTGCTCTTGCGTGACCTATAGAAGATGCAATCATTTTTAATTTTGTTCGCATAACTATTGCCGGAACAAATGTTTTGGTAAACATAAAAATATGTGCTCCTCCAGATTTGGAACGAAACACTATGGCTTTAACATTTTTTTCTTGAAGTTTTTTAACAAATGCTTGGTGATCGACAGGATATATATCTACATCAATACATCCCCATTTTAATTTGTTTTCTTGATTGATTGGAATTATTCCTAAACCAGGATCTTTTCCGTCTAAATGATCTTGCCACAGTTTTTCTAGTGGTGGTTTATGTATTGTAAAAGAGGTAGTTTTATTTTTACCTTTTTCATTAATCTCACTACTTTTTTTAGTGATACCATGGGCAGTGTCTAAACCCTCAAATATATATATAAATTTATTTAACTCTTTCATATTGCTCTCTGATTAAACATGGGCGATCTCCGTCTCCATCAACCGCCCACTATCTACACTATTTGCTAGCTAAACTAGTGTAAAATTTTTTTGCACGTTCATATATAGCTGTATCTTTAACTTGACCAACTTTAGTAACGTTATAACCGTACCATTGATTTCCTTTGCCAGAATTTAAAACTGAACTTAGTTTATAAGTATGGCTGAAAGAAGATGGGTTATAAGGTCCATCTTTACCATCAAAGGTAATAGACAACATCATAGAATTCCATCCTCTGCTTATTTTACCTTGAGATGAACTCATAGATATCAAAGCCTGTTCAATAGAATCTTCACCGACAATTAACACATAGTGTTGACCAACAGTTAGAATGTAATTACCGTTATCTAATCTGTCTTTACCGGATCCGTCTTTGGTTGTTTTTGATAAAATATCAGACTCAGCTGTATAAATGTTTTCTGGTCTATTAGAACCAGTCCCAAAATCAGCCCACTCTTGATATTCTAATTTATAATGACAAGGAATAACGCTTATTCCTTCTGCTCCATTATATAGTTTCTTTGTAACTATATTTAAAAACATCCCAGGTTCAGCACCTTCAACATAATTTTGATTACGTTTTTGCGCTTCTCCAGAACCATTTTGTAAAAGTTTTAAAATAGGTAAAGCCAAACTAGTTGTCTTTACATTTTCAAAACCTGCTGCAGCAT